TGTTGGTATTCCAAAGGTGCGTGCAATCCTGTGCGACGAAGCCGGCAAGTATTCCCTCTATTTTTGGGAGAACATTCAGGCCAGAGCTGACCCACTCGCCGCTCCGATTATGATTGTGACCTCACCTTACTCGCTTAACTGGCTCTACAGGGAAATCATCCTCCCCAAGACAAAGAACCGAAACGCCAGGCCAGACGTCAAACTGATTCAAGCCGCCTCTATTGAGAACCCCCACTTCAATAAAGAGCGCTACTACGCACGCGAAAAGACCATGGACCCTCGTCGCTTCAAGATGATATATGGCGGCGGCTGGGAGCGAATGGCTGGCCTGGTCTACGATTGTTACGACGAACAAGAGAATCAGTGCGACGACGTAAAGCTACCACCTGGCTCACGCATTGTCGGTGGCATCGACTGGGGTTATACAGAGCCCTTTGTTCTCAAGATCAGAGGCATCACGCTTGAGGGCTACCACTTTGGTCTAGAAGAGTTTTACCGTTCAAGTCTTACAATTATGGATATCGAGGCCACTGTATTAAAGCTCTGCCACATCTATGACGTCGAAGTTATCTACTGTGGACCCGACCAGCCCGCCAGCATCGAGCACTTAAATAGAGCACTGCACAAAAACAACCTGAGGGCACGCTGTGTCCCCGCTGAGAACGATGTTCGCCTGGGTATTGATCGACACTATGAGCTGCTAAAGACTCGGCGCATGAAGTATGTGCGTGGTAAGAATCGCCACACAATGGACGAGCTAGACACCTACCACTACCCTGAGCCTAAAGACTTAAAGCCAGACCAGGACATTAAAGACCAAACGCCCGTGCAGCAGAATGACCACGCACTTGACGCCGAACGCTACATCTCAGTCATGACCTACCTTGGTGGCAAAAGACACAAAGCAGTGGTGGTCGACGAGACTAGAGAAAGACACGAGGATCAATTCGCCCGAATCGAGCGTCTTAAAAGGCCGATGCGGGTATCCAAGAGAACGGAGGACTGGTGAATGCCGAAGTACGTCTGGAAGTGCACTAGTTGCGAGAAAGATTGGGACATTGTCTGTCGAATGGCATCTAGAAATGACCCGCAAAGCTGTCCTTCCTGTGGATCTTCTGGGGAAAGACAGGTGACCGCCGCCTACTTTAATGGAGCAAGCGACTGGAACACGCAATCTTGGAATCCTGGACTAGGGTGCTATACTAAGAGTCACAAAGAAGCAGAGAAGATCGCTAAGAGTCGGGGTCTCGAGCCAATCGGCAACGAGAATCCCGATAATATTCATAAGCACTACGAGAAACAGCGCGAAGAAACTAAAGAAAGACGCTGGCAAGAGGCTGCAAAAGTCGGCCTCTTCGACTAAAGTCTAGGCAGAAATTACCTCACCGCAATTAACTCTCCCGTCTCTCGAAATCCTAGAGTGAAAAATGGTCGATGCATCCTCGATGCAGGACGAGCACGCGCCTAGAGATGCCGGTCATACGGGATCTGACACTATTTACGAGCCTACGCCTGAAGAAAAAAAGGCAATCGCGCTTGTTGAAAAGCTGTTCACAAAAGCTAAGCGCCACCGTGCTGCATACGACGGCAAGTGGCTTGAGTTCTACAGCATGTTTCGCGGTAAGCAGTGGCAGGAGAATAGACCGTCCTACCGTCACGCGGAAGTTGTTAACCTGATCTTTCGCTCAATTCAAAGCACTGTGCCCATTCAAGTAGATGCTAGGCCTAAATTCGAGTTCCTGCCGCAAGATCCTTCCGATATGCCGCTATCTGAGATCCTTAATCAGGTGGCCGAATCAGACTGGACTAAGAATAACTGGGGAGAGCAGCTGCTGGAGGTTGTTTATGACTCCAACTTTTATGGCACCGGTCTTTCCAAGATGGTGATGCAGGAAGTTCGCGGAGCACTTAAGACCATCTACGAGTCGATTGACCCGCTCTACTGCTACCCCGATCCAGATGCCAGAGATTGCAACAAAGATTGCGGCTTTTTCATCTATGCCTTCCCTACTGACGTCAGAAAGATCAAACAGGAATACCCAGACAAGAAAGAGTTCATTAAAGCCGACATCTTAGACCTGCTGAAGGGCTCAAAGTCTGAAGTTGGCGACGTGAAGCTTCGCCGCTCTGCTGTCGACAACAAGACGGTAATTGATACTTCCAACAACACGGAACTTGTAGACAAAGAGAAGGCCCTAAAGATCACGTGTTGGATCGCCCCCGACTATCTAGCCGACGAGTATGACGAGAAAGAATCTCAGTCGACTGACCCTGAGACGGGCGAGATTAAGACCGAATACACGCAGGTCGCTAGGTATCCAAACGGCAGAAAGATAGTTATCTGTAACGGTGTTCTTTTAGAAGATGGCCCTAACGGTTATGACGATGCCGATATCCCTTACCAGCGCTATCCCAACTACATCTTGCCCCGAGAGTTCTGGGGCATGTCAGAGATCGAGCAGCTAGAGGGGCCGCAAAAGGTCTTTAACAAGATGGTGAGCTTCGCCCTAGACGTCATGACGCTGATGGGAAACCCCATCTGGCTGATCCCAACATCTACTGGCATTGACCCCGAGAACTTAGTTAATCGCCCAGGCCTTAACGTCGAATTCGACGGCGATACACCCCCTACAAGGCAGGAGGGTGTTCAGCTTCAGCCTTATGTGCTGCAGATGATCGACCGGATGGCGGACTGGTTTGACTCGGTATCTGGTGCGCAGGAGGTTAGTCGTGGAGTTCAGCCAACTGGCATCACCGCGGCAAGTGCGATTTCCTCTTTGCAAGAGGCGGCGCAGACCAGGATTCGCCAGAAAGCTAGAAACCTAGACTTCTACTTACAGAACCTAGGCCAGCACTGGCTTTCACGGGTATTCCAATTCAGAACGGCACCCGAGATCTACCGGATTACCGGCCAAGATAACGCTCAGCAGTATTTTAGAATGCACATTGAGCACTATGATAAGACCGAGACAACTCAGCAGCCGGTAATTGATCAGGTAACTGGGCAGCCTGCAGTAGATGAAATGGGTCAGCCAATCATTCAAGAGGTGGAGGTTCCCACGGGCGAGACCGGCAAAAGAATGCATGTCCAACCCTACCTTCCGAACGGTCAATACGATCCCACGCAGGCACAGCAGTATGAGATCATGGGCAAATTTGACGTCAGGGTTACTACAGGATCCTCGCTACCCTTTGCGAAAGAAGAGTTGGAGAATAAACTTCTCGCTTATTTCGATCGAGGAATCATTGACGACGTAGAGGTTCTAAAGAGATCCGAGTACCCGAACTACGAAGCGGTACTGCAGCGCGTGCAGGCCGCTAAAGCTAAGGCCGCACAAGCCGAGATGTTAGCAAAGACTGGAGCGCCAGCGGCGGTCTGATATACAATTTTGGCAAGCAATTACCTCCCGCATCTAATTATCTCACCCGCATTTAACTCTTTCCATTTGTCTAAAGTCTCGTAAAGGGCATTTCATGCCTGATTCTCCTATGCCTCCAGAAGCCGGTGCGCCGACAGAACAATCACAAGAGGAAGGCGGCGGAGACGTAGCTGCCAAGGTTCAAAAGCTCGACGGTGACCTCGGTCAATTCATCGAAGCCGCACTTAGCTCTGCCGAGATTCCCGACAGCGTTAAGCAAAAGCTCTCTGCCGTTGGTGAAGCCTGGGCGTCCGCTCTAGCTGAGCTTTCCGGTGAAGGGAATGGCGAGACAGAGGCCGTCCCTGAGCAAGGCGTATCTACCCCAGAGCAAGGCAATACCGGCGCCATGCCTATGTCCATGGGGAGGCGTGGATAATGCCTTTAGACGAGAATACGGAAGACGTAGATCAGCTGCTTGCCGACCTCGACGCGCCCGAAGTGCCGCGTGAAGTTAATGAGGCAGTTCCGCCAGCGGAAGAAGCGCCGCGGGAAGCCCCAACTTGGAATGGTCAAGAGTGGGAGTTTGAAACTGGCGGCAAGAAGATCTTCCCAGAGTCTCGCGAAAAAGCCCTTATCTGGATGAGTCAGGGTCACAGCTATAGCCAGCGCATGGCGGAGTTAAATAAAACTCACGCGCAAAGAATGGCTGAAGTCGAAGCCAAAGTAAAAGCCACTCAAGAACTTGAGCAGCGCTTTAACCCCTACAAAGAAATCGATGAATACGTCAAAAAAGATCCCGCATGGTGGAAGCACGTCACTGACTCGTGGAACAGTCGCGAGCAGCCAAAAATCGATCCCGCACTTGAGACGCTCCTTAAGCCAATTCAAGAAAAACTCGGCAAGTTCGAGCAATTCCTTGGCACAGTCGAGCAACAACAAGCCCTAGAAGAACAACAGAAAGCAGACCAGGCCCTGGACCAAGAGATTAGTGAGATCCGGAAGGCACATCCGAACATCGATCTAAGCGCTCTTGATCCTGAGACGGGCGAGTCCTTGGAAGTACGCATCTGTAAGCACGCGGGCGAAATTGGCACGCGCAGCTTTAAGGCGGCCTTCCGAGATTACTTGCACGACAAGCTCATTGAGGATGCCAGGGCCACCGGTCGGCAAGCAGTTACCAAGGACAAGGAATCACAGATCAGGAAGGGAATACTGGGCACCACCCAAGTCCCCACCAAAACCCCGAAGCCTGTGAACACCAAGCTGCCTTGGTCAGATCCAGCGTTTGATTCAGAAAACATCTTAAAAGAATTCGGATATGGGGGTTAAAGTATGCCACTAACGTATGATCAAATCTCTGCGATCACGCAGAAGAAATATATCGCTAAACTCATCGACAACGTCTTTGACTCTGATCCAATCATTCAGCGTGCAAAGAAAAAAGGCTGGTACGGTAAGCAGTCGGGCGGCACGTCCGTTATCTACCAGCTTAATTATGCCCAAGTAACAGCGCAGGGCTGGTATACGGGTGCCGAGACGCTTTCAAACGTCGATAACGACGTGATGACTGGCGCCGAGTACCAGTGGAAACAGTTCTACGCTTCGATTGTTATCAGCCGCCGCGACGAGCTGATGAACAGCGGTGACTCTGCAATCCTTGACCTTGTTAAGTCAAAGGTTC